AGTCTGGAAGAACTCAACATCAGCCCTCGGTAGCACCTGATCGTAGATCCAATGGAATTCTTCAGATGGGTTGTAATCTAAAATCACCTTTTCATTTGTACGGAAAAGAAGCTGCGTCCAATCTTCCTGCGTTAATTCGTTTGCTTCGTTTGCAAAAAGTAGATCTCGCTTTCTACCCCTTATTTTTTGAGGCATGTCTAAACTTATAAACTCAATTGTGTTTTCGTTTAGCTTATATTCGTTATTGCTCTTGCTGTGATCATCTTCAGAGTAGATGTCATGATCCTTCAAGATCTGGAAAAAGTCTCTCATGACCGTACCCCTCAAAGCCGGGAAAGACTTTCGGCAGATAGTGATTATCTTACCCTCGTTTCTTTGGCAGTAAGCAAAGATTATCCATAGCAGGATGTTAAAGGTTTTGCCTGATCGGGTGCCCCCTTGCTGCACTACTATCTTAGCCGTGCTTTCCTCTAGGTGCCTAAAAACTTTATTGGTTTTTAATTTAATCTGCGCCATCTATAATGGTCACTTCAAAAAGTTTCTTCCCATCTGCCCCTGTTACTTCCTGCCTTTCTACATATCCTCTGGATTTGCCTTGAGTTTTCAAAAAGAAAATGATGGCAGTAGTATCACCGCCATCTATCTTCTGATCTAGTTTACTTTCTACAAAATCTAGCCTCGTATTCCTGCCTTCAATTACAGCCTGTTCTAAGCCCTCCTGCTCGATCCATTTGTAAAGGGTAACTCTATCTACCTGCAATGATCTTGCAGCCGTAGAAAGGTTGCCAAATGCCTTCACGATGGCTTTCTCGATTACAGATGTCTCAGGCTTTTTCATAGTGTTGACTTTTGATTAATCTTGAGCGCAAAGGTCAGTCCGACTGCCATCTCCTAGCTGGAATGCTAGGCGGGTTCCCTTACCCTATTTGCGCATGTTTTATTTTCTTTCTGCCAAAGTTACTTTTTCTCCTTTGTACATTCCCGCACCCATTTCATCTATCTTACTAAACGGCAAAATTGGAACAGAGATCTTGCAGCTTTTGTCTATCAAATAAATATACCTTAATTGAAATCCGTTTAATGCAGTAGCCCCTTGCCTTTTTGCTTCGCCTGCACTCATTCCCATTTTTTTGTAGTTAGAATTATTTAGCGTTTTATCTGCTATTATTTTTCCGTTCCAATTTAAAATAGTTTTATTTTCTTTTAGCCCTGTTAAATGAAACCCACTTGCTCGATAAATTGTACCATCACCGCATTGAGTTCCATCTGAATAAGAAAGTAACCATTTAATGTGTGGAGCATTTTTTTTAATTAATCGAATTGAAATAGCTATGCACCTGCTTTCTGAATATTTAGGCAGGTAGTCATCAAATGCCATGCGATTCAATTCTAAAACTTCATTCCAAAGAGAAGGCTGAACCAATGGCAAAATTTTTCTTTTATCCATTGAAGTACCATAGCTTAAAACACCGTGCAATTTTTCGTCTAAAAATGCGCCAAAATGTAGTACTGAATTAGGAACTACTTTTCCAGAATAGTGATGCTTTTTTACAAATTCATTTGCTACAGATGAAGGAATAACTTTTACTATTATTTCTTTAGCCCTGCCCATTGCATGATTATTAAATACAAAGCGTTCCCGTTTGAATTTTCGTTACCCATTGTTTCAGCATATTTGTATTCCTGCGTTTGCTTAATATCTGCGATTGCGTTCTGGATCTGTTCCGCCTGTTCATCTGCTAGCGTGAAAGTCATTTGCTGAAACGGTGCCTTATCTCCTTCAGGCAAAGTAAAGTCTTCCCCTAGATCTTCCACATTATCAAAGCCCGGTATATCAAATCCCCACTCCTGCAATTCAATAGCATCCCATTCATTCGCAATCATGTCCCAGTCCCACTCCCCGAAGCCTACGTTATCTTTAATAATAAACTGCTTCTGCTCTTCATCTGTAAGATCATGCGCAAAGATCACCGGTACTTCTTTTAGCCCTGCTTCCTTGCAAGCCTTTAGCCTCATGTTGCCCCCTAGGACTATCATATCAGCATTGACTACAATCGGCCTGATCTCAAGCATCTTTGGAAACTCTTGAATAGATTTGACTAGCTTACCGAACTTATCATCCTTGATTATCCGGGGGTTATTAGGATTGCTTTTTATCTCCGAAAGTTTAACGGTTTTGATCTCCATTAGTCTAGTTTTTCGTTTGCTACTTGCAGAGCCTCCACAGGTTGTACTTCTTTTTCCTCTAGCTTGTTAGGGATACCTGCATCATCCAAAAGCTTCTTGAATAGGTAGGCTAGATCGAAGATTCCATCTTCATTGTCAAGTGTGATGCTGATCACTTTTTTTTCGCTGTTAAAATTTAATTGAAAGTTTGCCATGTTTTTTTTAATTTGGTTTCGTAGTCAGGACAGGATTCGAACCCGTATTTATACCACCATACAACTCTCTTTATGGTTGGGCTGTACAAACCCTTCATTGTATGTGCATTACCAATTCTGCCACCTGACTGTTTTTTTTATTTAGGTTGATTCATTTTTTGTTTGTGCTTTTGCTCAAGGTATTCCCGGTAGCTTTTCTGGTCTCCCATAGTATCGTGACAGATCCTGCACAAGGCCATTAGGTTCTCTATGTGATCCGCTGTTTTACTTCCACCCATTCCCCTTGCTTTTATGTGATGGATGTCTACTGCCTGAGACCCGCAGGATTCACAGGGAATAAAATCAGCTATCGTGTAGCCAAAATATTCCACGTAAATCTTGGTGTGCTTTTTCACTAGAAAGGAAGATCATAGCTTTCTTCCATCACAGGCGCAGGGGCAGTCGGCATATTGTTAACCTGTGAGTTGTTATTTTCTTCTTTTTTGTAATCGTTTAGGTTAATAGCCACATCCTTTCCGAAGTCATTCGGCTTATCAAAGATATTGATGCTCACATTGACATACTTTTTTCCGTTGTAGGTGTATGCGTGTGCCTCGGCATCCGTTATGCAGATCGCAGCAGTTAGCCATGATCCGCTTCTTTTCTTTCCGTTTCCTAGTCTTATTTTTGGTTTGGTGTCCATTTGGTTTTATGTGGTTTTTGGTTTTCTTCCTCTTTTCACAGGTGTTGTTACCCCTTCTTCTTGTGCTACTATTTCTTCAGCAACTACTTCTTCTTGATCCCTGTACCACGTTGTATGTTCTGTGTTAGTGTACCACCCATAAAGGTAGTTGACTAACTCCATTCGGCAGCTACTGCACCAATGGCTAAAGTTGTGCTTTGGTGAAACATAGGTAGTGTAAAGGTGGATCATTTCCGTGTAGACTTCTTTGTCATAATTACGGATAAATGCATGCTTCTTGTAGCTTTCGTACAAAGGCATGTGCTTCTTGAATAATTCTAAATCTTCAGGTGTCATAGTTTTTGTAGTTCGTTTTTTACTTTCATCCAAAATGTAAATTTTGATCTGTAGTAGATCAGGTCATCGGCATCATCTAGCACTTTCAATATTTCATCAACTGCTATTATTGCACATCTGTTGGCAGCGTGTAGATCCCTCACATCATTGTACCCATGTGTGCATTCGCTCAAATTAAATTTTATTAACAAATAGTCTGCCTTTGCCCTTGGTGTCATAGTTCAAACTTATTGGTGAAATGATCCTCCACATACAGGTAGATAAAGGGTACTGCGCTACTTATAAATATTGCTTCTAGTAAATCCGTTTTTAAGATTAGAAAAAACAAGCTGATCCAGAAGGACATACAAAAGGAACAACTAAAAGGCTTGACTAGTTTTCTGCCTGTGACTTCCTTAAAAAATTTAGGAATGTTCAGGATGTAGAAGTAAAGCAGAGTTAACCCGATCGACCCTAGTACACCAACTGCGATTTGATACATGAGCGTATTTTTTTAATTGTGATAAAAATTGAAGTATGCGGGATGCCTGTCTGCTTACTTACTTTCCTGACTGAGCCTAGTTCCACGTATAAACTTAAGATCTCCTGATCGTACCAATACAAGCCCTGCACTATCTTGGTGATTCCATCCGCTACTTCTTGGCTGTTATCTATCTGCTGTTCTTCCTTTACGAACTTCATTATATCCTCCACAGGTACTAGGCTCCCGTATAGCCTGCCGAACTTCCCATACTTTGAATTGGTTTGATTGCAGCAGATCCGAACTATCCAGAATTTAAATACCTGCTTCCCTTTGGCTTCTAGTTCCTGCAATTTATTGGCATCATATTCTAGGACGATCACCGCTACTTCTTGCCTGAGATCTTCCCAAAGATCTTTTCCTATATTCTGAAATACATATTTAAACTCCTGATCGTATAGCCATCCAATCGCTTTCATTTCAGGCTGATAACTTCCCCTGTGGGCTGCCCTGAGTAATCACAAAGCCATCCATTCCATTCAAAGCGAATCTCTTTCTGTCGACCGTAATATGAGGCAGCTAGCATTCTTATTTGCTTCTGTACGATCTCAATGTTTTGAAAGCTGCCTTTCCCCTGATTAACCCACTTAGACCATTCCCCGCTTGAAAGCCTGTAGCGGATTTCAAGAGAATAGTCTAGCTTTAATTTGGGCAGGGTTCTAGCCATTCCTTTCTTTGATAATTACTTCCAATCCTATAGCCTCACAGATCATGCGAAGGTTGAAAAGGCTTATTGATTCCCATCCATTTTCTACCTGATTGATAGGTGCATGGCTGATGCCTAGCTTTGCGCATAGTTGCAGCTGAGTGTATCCGCTTTTCTTTCTTGATTTCCTGATTAATAGTCCTTCTTGTACGCTCATTTGGTTTGTTATTTCTTCAAATATAGGGTAAAAATTAATATCCTATTTTTATAAGTGAATTTTGTCTAAAAAGGTAGCATTTTAAAAATCCCCATGCTTATAAATTCATCCCCTTTTTTCACTAGGCACTTCCTTACATTTAATTCAAAAACCATTTTATCGTTAAATCCGTACTTTTTCTGCGCCAAATCTAAAAGTAACTTGATCGGGTTATCTAAATCACTAGCTGCATTGCTAAATCCAAAGAAAAATTCAATTCTTAGCATCTGATCTTCAGCAACTTTACCCGCAGGCATCATAAGTAGCATTTCTTTTTCATAGCTTTTGTATGCAGGTGTCTTGAATCTTTTGCCCTGCCATGCCAGATTTACTGATAAGGGCTTTTGATTTAGTTTAAATTGAATCATTTGCAGGCCTTATAAACAAAATCCATTGCTATCGTAACCCCGGCTACGATAAAAATGAACCACAGCCCGCAGTCAAAGTCAAACGTGATCAGCGCAAAGCAAGTAAGCAGCGTAGTTTGAATACTGAATAGATCTTGCTTTTTAGGTGTTAGATTTTCAATTAGCTTTTTCATGAGATGGTTATTTTAACCGTGTTAAATTTGGTTTCTAAATTTTTTGGTTCACTTATCCCAACCAATATGTTTGAGTTATCATCTATTTTTTTACGCTGTAAAAACATTTGAATCTGCCTAGCTAACTGAGCCCCTTTCTTTTCCTTTCTGTTTGATAAAAAATAAGTCGTTTTCATATTTAAAATGGTGTTTTGGTTTCTTGATTGAATTAAAAATCATCTATTCCGGATTTTGTAAACTTCTCAACTCTTGGTTCAGGTGCACTCTGCACGTTGGCATTCTCAAAGTAGTCAAAGCCATCCTTCCCCATGTACCTATTTTTCTTTCTGTTGAAGTCTATTGTGATCTCAAAAGGGATACCTACTAGTTTCTGCTTCTTGATCTTATCAGTTTTTATTATGACTGTGGTATCATTCGGATCTGTTGCCCTGTTTGGTCTCCATACAGAGATCGAATTGTCGGTGCTATCTGCAAATGTACCACCACCTTTGATTTGATACAGGGAAGGTGGAGGATAGTTTCCATCCTTCTCTTTCCTAGGTGTTGTCTGGTGCATCACTAGGTGATAGGATACATTGTTCTTCCGTGTGAAGTTAATCCTGTCCATCATGAACCTAGAAGCATACAGGTGTTCAGGTTCTCCAGCTGTCATCTCGTGCCGTATCTTGATGTATGGATCTACCACTACGGCCTTAACATCCTTCTCCCATACTAGGTATTCAAATACACTTTCAATTTGATCTATCGTAAAATCAGGTATTCCATTCTTTTCAGGGTAGACAAAAAAGAAGGAGTCCTTCACCATGTCAAAAGCCTTCAAGTATTCCTGCTCACTTACATCAAAGTTTTTGTAGTATCTATCTGTACTTTTTCCTAGGATCGTGTGGATTATGTCATCAAAGAATTCATCTGGTGGGTAGTTCTCAGGGCTAAAGAAGGCAAACTTCCAACCCTCATTTATTGCCTTTAATACACAAAGAAAAATTAGGAATTGGCTTTTACCTTCATTGTTGTACCCTGTCCAGAGATTGAATTCTCCTGCCTTCCAAGACCACATTTTATTTTGTATACCTCCATTACTGATTTGATCTAGATCCCTTACATAGGTCTTAGATCCTGCCTCCTTACCCTTTCTGAAATTCTGTAGCATCGAATCTCTTTGACCTGCAAAGGTTTTTATTGATGCTTCACAAAAGTCTAGGTCAAAGGTCTTATCTATTTTCTTTTTCATGTAGGAAAGTGTTTATCTATGTTCTCCTTCATATCCTGATAGCTTCCTGATCTAGTAGATACATCCTTAAACCATTGCTTTTCAAATTGATTCCTCACCCGTATTTCATCTTGAAGCATCAATGTAGTCCCTTTTAATTCATAATCCATGATATTAATTAAATTAATATACTTTTTTTGTAAGGAGTACAGTCTCTTGAGATTGACTTCCATCAAAGCCCAATTCTTAGTTTGTTGTGCCTGTACTATCATGCCCCAAATATCCCTATTAAGGTCATTCATTTTCTGTAGATCTTCCGCTTTCATCTTACCACCAATTATCTTCTATAGTTGACTTCGGATATTTAGGTGCTTGTACTTCTGTACTTCCGCTGTATCCCGTACTTGCATTATTCTTCAGGTATAGATTGAATGAGTTCTGTGCTTTGCCTATAGTCATGGCTTCTCCTTCCTTCAGGATCTTCCAATTCTTGAAGGCTTCCTTAATCTTCTTTTCATCTAGGTTATATATCTCCTGCATTCTACTTAGGAATGGTCTATGCATTGGCTTTTCCTTTGACATCTCTACCTCTACTTCATCCAAAGAAATCAAAGTCTCTTTATTTATATCATTTACATTTACATTACCATTTACATTAACAGCTAGGTTTGCTAGAGAATTTGTAGCATTGCTAGGTTTTGCTACACTTTGCTTAGCATTGCTAGACTTTGCTAGACCCCCCTTCTTTCCTGCCTCTGCCCTTTGCTCTTTCTTTTCATCCCAGATTCTAAGATCTCTTTTAAGCTGAGTCTTAATAGGAAGAAAAGCAACCTTAATAAGCTTATCTTCTGTGATTGGATCTTCATCATTCACATAGGAAAAAATGTGCTTGATCAACTTCCCGGCATCTTCATCTGAAAGTTCATCAAAAACTTCCCTTTGATCCGTGTACAAAACAAATGATTTTTTACCCTGCATTTTTTAAAATAAAAAAGCCCAACAGGTAGGAGTCTGTCGGGCTAGGTTTAGTAAACCTTTGTAAAATCATTTTTGGCTCCTACCTCAAAAATGATTCGATATTCGAATATAGAAATTTTTTTCCATTATCCAACTAGATTCCTGCTTTTTAGTTGGTAATAAATACAGGCATAGGATCTACCTAGTTCTATGGCAATTGCCTTTGTGGGTGTCCTGTCTTGCCAGAGTTCAAAGATCCGCTCTTTGTCATATTCTGTTAGATTACTGCCTCTCATTTTGACAAGTAGTATTGAGCGATTCTCTTATCGTTTACGGTGATCATGTCCGTTACTATGTCTAGGCCTTCTTCCCTGATGTTAGCGATCCTAGCAGCAAGCCTAAAGCAGCCAAACATATTCAAGGCATCTAGCTGAGTAATGGATCTTCCATTGAGCAGCCATCCCTTAATCAAGGCAGTTTGTGAGTCTATCGATTTCATAGGGCTGATATAAATTTTTTGCACTCGTTTAAATTAGTTACAAATTCCTGCTCTGTGATCTGCTCAAAGTTATCTAGCTTAACCAAGTACTGAACATAGCGAATATTTTCTACCCGAATGTTTGGGAATAACTCTAAGGCAAAAATATTTTTAAGGCTGTTCGGGTAATAGGTCACCGCTAGGCAGGTTTTATCATCTAGCAGCTTGTACGAAGTGTACTTGCAAATAGTGAAGTAAGTAGACAAGGTAAAGTCATCTTCGATGTCTACTGTCTTGAGGGTTTTGATTGTTAGATTTTCCATTTGGTTTTTGGTCAGTTGTTTAAAATAGTTAATACTTCTTCTTCGGTCATCTGGATCTCAGATGAAAATTCTGGTAGGTAGAAGAACTGCTCATTTCTGAAAAATACAGTTCCCTCGCCTCTAAATTTAGGATGCTTTACAAAAAATCTGTGACCTACTTTCTTGAGTGATTCTAGCTTTTGCATTTTGGTTTTGGGTTTTGGTTTACAATAATTTAAGACCTAGCATATAGCCAAGCGCAAAGATGGGAGACAGGGCAAGGATTGTGTAAAGGATTTTGCCTGTAATCTGGAGTGCTTTTTTCATAGTGTAGGAAGTAAAGCCCCGAAGGGCATTGGTTTAGTTAAGGATTTTAGCAGCCCACTTCTCTGCGTTCTTGATATTTGAAAAGTCTTTTGCTAGCAGCACCTGATCCATGCCCTGAAAGAACTGAACGTAGAACGCTCTGAATCTTCCTGTAGCATCTTTGCTGATTTTTACTGCCTTGCTGCCTGATCTGTTTGTCAAAATTTTCATAGTGTGAAAGGGTTAGAGTTATTTGATAGACAAATCTAAACAATAGTTTAGAATATGCAATACTTTATCACAAATATTTTTGAATTAATTTTTTATCTGTAGCCTCCTTGACTAGATCCGCTACTAGCTTAAATTTGATTTCTAGATCTTCAGCTATTTCTTTCTTGGAGTAGCCCCAACAGGACAGGGTTATTACCCGGTTGACTAGTTCCTTCGGCATCTCATTTACTAGGTTTCCTCTGGGGTTATTGCATTGAACTTCTAAAACCCCATACAGGATGTAGTTAACCGTAGTTATCCTGATCCCCATTATTTCAGCGATCTGGTGCTTTGTGTTGCCTTGGGTGTATAGTTCCCGAACCAAAGGCACTAGGCTTTCATGCTTACAAGCTGCCATATTTTTTCAAAGGTTTCATTGAAGGGTAGCTTTTCATTTTGACAGGTAGACTTCACCCCCTTGGGGGCTAGGTCTCCGGGTCTCTTTATGAATTTTCCTAGGTATAGATATGGGATCATTTGATTTGCAGATTAAAATTTTCAATAATTCTAGCACCGAATACGGTCTCACCTTTTTTGATTGCTTCTTTGATAGCCATCTTGTCTGCCGTTACTACGGTCTTAACATTCTGGAATGAAGAAGGCAGGGCTTCCACCACATCTACTTCCACCGCCTCAGATCTTCTTAGTGAGATCTTGAATAGGGGTGATTCTATCTTCTCAATTCCGCTTACTAGCATGGCATTCTTGAGGCTTTCGGTCAGCCATGTGACCTTCTTATCCCGGCTTTCTTTCATGGCCTTGAGTCGCTTGATTTCAGCATCTATCTGGTCGCTTTCCCCTTGGTAATTGCTGATCACCTTGGCATAGTTAATGCCCTTGACCTGTAGCTGCTCCTGATTAATCAGTAGTTCCTGCTCTAGTTCTGGTGTAAGTTCTTCAGTTTCAAGAAGCGCAGCTAGATACTGCGCCTCGTTGGTGATTTCGTATAGTTTCATAATAGTCCGTCTAAAATTTCAGTTTGATCTTTGGTTAACGTGTATTTTTTTAGTGCCTCCTTGGCTGTCTTCTGCTGCTCAGGTGTTCCATTCAAGTACTGAACTATGCCTGCAAACTGCTGCTCTGTTGGTGGTACCTTGCTAGGTGCAGGTGCCGGGGCTTGTCTTACCGGGCGCATTGCTGCCTCCCCATCGTCATCTGATATTGCTAGGTTTAGAACGCTTGTAATTGCGTACCGTCTTGCGTAGCTAATCGCAGATCCCTGAGCCTGTGGATCGTTTTGCCTTACTACCTGAAGGGTGTAGGTAGCTGATATGAACTCACCGCTTTCTGCGTGAATTAGCATAGTGGTTAGTCCATCCCCATTTGGGAATTGGCTAAGGATCAGCCCTGCCTTTTCTAGTGGTTCTGAAACTTCCGTGATGATGTGCGGAAGGCTTGCGTAGTTTGACTTGAAGAACGGGTTCTTTGCGTCCTTACTGATTCGGCCTACCATAGCGTGAAACTTGGCTAGGCCTTGGGTTAGGTTCTGGATACTCGGTGATCTTTCCATTTTTGGTTTGGTTTTGGTTAATAATTTCTTTCAATTTCTAATTCTAGTTGCATCAGCATTGACCGGGTAGGGATAACTTCATATCCATGCTCATAGGATGACAGGCTGTTAGTGTGATCTATCGTGATCTCCATCTCCCCGTAGGCAGGAGCAAATTCGCTTTCATCTTCACCGGTATGTTCTATGGTGTAGTCACCTATCCAAAGGTAGTCTTGTCCTTCATAGGTGAATGTGATCTCTTGATCGTGGAAATTTTCTGTTTCGTAGTTCATTTTTTTTAGGGTTTAAAGTAAAGCCCCGAAGGGCTGTGATTATAATTCGTTACAAAAATTTATAAATTCCTGCTCTGGCATTCTCTCCATTAAAAGATCCATTACTGCGTTCATCATTAGATCAGCAACATCTGAAAAATCATTATTTAAAGTTTGCGCTGATTTCTTTAATTCATTTAGGCTAAGGCCTGAGAATTTTTGCTTTGCTACTTGGTTAAATTCTTGAGTTGTCATGGTGTGTTTTGGTTAGATGTCCTTGTTTGATGAATCAAATATCGAAGAAATAAATTAGAATAAAAAACATTTTAGAAAATATTTTCAACAAAAAGTGAGATTTTTTTTAACCCTGATTTTAAAACCCTATAACTTGCAAGAAAAAACGATGGAAGAAAGTGAGATCATTAACCCTTTCGGCTACGGCACAGCTACAAGGGTTATGGATGAGAACCGCAAGCCTCAGGAGTGGTGGATAGATTACATCTCTATCAATCAAGTAATAGCTGAAAATGAGTTTTACGTTTTGTTTGAGGATGGATGCCTTGTCAAGAAGGGAAGATCTAAATTTAGATCAAGTCAGTACTTGAAAGGGGATAAGTTCAGATCTTTTGTGCAGTGCAATGAATCCATAAGATAAAACAGAGTTTACAAAATCGTTCATAATGGTAGATATACTACACATTATGGCATGATTTTATATTTAATGTTGTATAACTCAGACGAAAATGGAAGAAAAAGAACAGACCGCCGTTGAATGGCTCTACGATCAAATGACCGAAACTTGGTTTGACAAGGCAAGCGGAACAGATATTTTGAAGGCAGCCAAAGAACTAGAAAAGGATCAGATCAGAACGGCCTTTGTAGTTGGCAAATGGGACGGCAAGGATCTTGATATGACTTCGATGCAGTACTACAACAAAACCTTTTTACCATGAGCCCAGATATCACCATGTGCCCGGGGACAAACTGTCCCCACAAAGAAAGTTGCTACCGGTTCACGGCTAAGGCAGGGGAATATCAAAGCTATTTCATGGAGTCACCAATCAAGGAAGGAAAGTGTGATTATTTTTGGGGTGAGAATGCTGAAAGCATTTGGAATCAGCTCAAGGATATTATGGCAGATGAAAGCGAAAATAATATTTAAATTAGGAAAAATTCATGCAGTATAGTTCACGTTTTTTGCTTGTTCACGAAAAGTGAACGCTGCCAAATGTCGACAAAATGTAGACAGTTGGCGGGTTATCTTGTCCCAAATATTGACAATTTTTAGGACAGTATTCGGAAAAAAACCGAATTAGTCTAGCTGCCCTTCCTGATCTAGGTGCAGCAGTTCATCTCGGATCTCAGTATAGCTGCCCCTAAGAAGGCAGGATGTTTTATCGTAGAAGTAGATCACCTGAATATCATGAACCAACTCCTGCACATAGGATATATCCTCCACCCTTACCATGCGCCTAACAAATTCGTGCTTAACTTCTATTCCAAGATCCGCCCAATCCATCGTGCTACCCCCTAGCATTACATCGATCTCGATCCACATACTAAAAGATTTTTTTACTTACACTAAGTGTATGTAATTTTTCCAAAGGCTGGAACTGATAACTAAAAAGATATTTGTTATCTAGGTAAGAAACCTTTGCGCCCGGATCTAACATAGAGTTCATGCTTGCTCCCAAATATATCCCCTTTGGCTTTTTGATTATCGTCTCTGTTTTTGTTTCCGTGATTGTGTTTGTCACCACAGGAATCTTGAAATCATTCGTAGCAGTCATTTTAAGCACCTCTCCAAGGACTTCACCGCTTAGATGGGTACTTCCATACTCCGAAGGAATGGAGGCCTTAAACAGGCTTATTTTAGGCTGATAATTTACAAGGACTGTATCCCTTAAAACTTGTGATTTTATCCACATTTTCGGCACATAAACTGTGTCCCAAACTTGAGTGTAAATTGTGTCACTTTCTACCTTCGTAGTAAACTTGTACACGGTTTCTTCTTCAGGCTTTGGTAAGAAGATAAATGCAGCTATAACCCCTCCTAAAAAAGAGATAAGCGCAATTTTGATTTTCTGGTTGTCGGTTGAAAATTCCATCATTGCTCTATAAATAAATTGTCTTGCTCAAGTATTTTACGCAATTCCTTTCGGCAATAGTCATAAGCCTTGTAGGTTTCGTCACTTAGTTCTTTGTACTTCATTTCTGATCTTAGAAGTTGATCGAAGTCCCAGATTGCACTTTTGTAATTGTGGCCATTAATAGCTGCTTGAAAATCTGTGTTATCTTCAGGCAAATCAAATTCAAGTATCGCTTTCATAGTGGGAATTTTTGCGAGTCTACTAAAAGTTCATAATGCTCAAGTTCATCTTTCTTGTACCTTCTTCCATTTAAGGTTAATATTCTACCACCAACAGGCTTAACAGGTGCGCCTCTTTCAATGTGCCATCCATTAGATCCATCTCCATACTCTTCTTTGTATGTTCCTGTTATAGCAAGGTGGATCTGCTTTTGATGTAATTCGTAGACTCTTTTCCCTTGGTTATACTGAAGGGTGTCCCTCACATCATTTCTACTTGAGTTCTCATGGATGTGACCCATCACAAATATATCCATGTTCTCATAGATTTCTAGTGCCCTAGTCAAGTTGATTGCTCCGCGTGTAACAATGCCACCGCCTGCGCTCCCATGAAAATATTTCATAGTCTTGGTCATTTGACTGTTAGTTCTTATCTCATATTTTATAACCATCCACCCACCATATCCACCTGTAAAAATATTGCTTTTGTTTTTGTAGTTCATTAGGTCTACAAATCTCTGAAGCAAATCTGTTTCTTGATATTTGATTATGCTAGTTTCATGATTACCGTACCCGATCACAGTTAAAATATGAGCGTAAGGACTAAACCACTCGACCGCAGTTTCAACTACGCTATCCAAATATCTTGCATTATTATGCTCTAGTAATATGTCTGATTTGTTTCCTCTTTTATCGCCACGGCCATTCATGAGGCAGAATAAATCTCCATTGATGAAGACCGGGATATTCTGCGCAAGGCAATAGTCAAGGTGTCTCTTGAGCATATCCCTGTCACACTTAGGATTATCCCAGTGTAGATCAGACAAAAGGGCTACTCTGTTTTCCTCCTTGCTTAGGGAAAGGCTATGCACATTCCTTGCAATTTTGGTTAGTTCCATTAAATGGGTAGATAGGTTGTTTTGCCTCCCGACCGAATGGCCTTCAGCTTTTGCTTTCTGTTTCCACTTTTTACGAATGAGACATGAACCCAATCAGGATTAAAGTCTGTGCCAAACTCCCAGATAAGCTGATCAAAGTCTAGCTTATTTTTTATGAAATCAAATACCATCCTGTTGGTTACTTCTCCATTTCCTCCATCCATATCGATGTCAATGGCTTGACCCTTGCAGTGCTGAGATGATGCGCTACCTTTTATGAAAGCATTCAAAGTTTTGGATCTGTACCCGCTCGAAATAAAAATAGGAACTCCGAAGTGTTCCCTGATAGGTTCGAATACTTTATCTGCAAGTAGCTTGAAATTTTCAAGATGCTCTGCCGTTGGGGTGTTATCTATTCCGTGTCTTTTAGCCGTGTCACTTCTGGTGATCTCCGCTAAATTAAGATGGGGACTGATTTTCATTTTTGTCTGTAGGTTTTTTAAATATTTTTTCAGCTGCGGTGATCCCTAGAGCAGCAGCAGATAGGGCAGCTACTGAATATACTAGGGGTTCGTTTTGGTTTAAAAATAAGGCAGAGCATAAAGTGATTCCGCTTAGTACACCTACAAGCCTTTTACTAGAAGCCTCACCGCCTTCAGATAGGAATCCTTTTGCCCATGTAAAGAAGTTTTTCATCTTCCTTGTCCCCTGTATTTTTTAGGTTTGTTTAAACTTTTAGAATAGCTTTTTTTTGCCTTTCCGTTTCTCCTTTTTCCAAAGCTAATTTTAATCTGCGCTACTGCCTTAGCCTTTGCCATTGCTTTTCTTTATTTCTGCCCGTAACTTATAAACCAAATAAATAATTGAAAGAATAGAAATCACCGAAGTGAATACTACGTTTACAAATTGAAGCCCAGCCATAGCCGTGACATTAGCAAACATTGCCAAGAAGGTGGAGGGTACTCCGAGTTCATCGCTTTTCAATATATTCATCTCTTTAATTAGTTGGAACTTGACACAGATTCAAAGGAATAGGCGCAGTGATTTCAATATCAATACTTACCCCTGCTGCAAAGTCATCGAAACGTTCCTGAAAGAATTCTACAGATGCCTGCGCAGGGGTATTAAATGAATAGGTATTATCTAGTTTTAGTTTAGCCAAAACATCCAAAGCCACAAGAAGCTGATCGCTTTGAACCTGAAGCCTGTTACTTTTATCTTCAGTCAAGAGATCTGCAAATAGAAGAACTAAGCGATAGCGCATAGTAGTATTTGAATACTGTGAAGGCCTTACAACTGTCCAAAAAACAGGGTAGACAATTTCACCCCCGTTATCTGTGTAGTCATAAATATCACCCTCTCCGAATGTCCGAATCATCGGATGCGCTTCTTGGATTGCTTTTAGTTTTGCTACTAGATTTGCTAGGGTCATCTTGCTTGCTTAAGAATTCTTTTAGTTTTTTTTCGTTCTTTGAATAAGCCATTTTTAGAATGGTTTTTTGTATCGATTGCCTTGGTATCTTTCAGAATACGGCCTGTAATCTTCATAGTCACCACGGCCTAAATTGATAGCCACCTTGTATTGATTGCTCACAGGTTGGATCGTTGTAACATCGCTGCCCGGATTCAAGTACTCAGGATATAGGGTGCTATTTGCACATAGGTAATTTATAGATCTTTCGGCATACCATTCAGCGTACCCCTTGTAGTATTGACTGATGCTTTGAAGTTCTGCAAAAGTAGGCTCTGTTATGTTCTCGCTTTTGCGCTTCACAACTCCTTTATTTACGAACTTGTACTGCATCGCCATAGGCAGTTCACCCAGAACGTAATTGAACAGGGTGTCTGTTAGGTAGTCATCTAGCAAATTTTTGTAGACCGCATTCCCCCCGCTTGTAATGGTACCCGCTACGATCAAAGAAAGAATCTTGTCATAAAGCGCAGTCCCACAGATCGGATGGATGTACCTATCTTGCGTCATCTTGATCACCTGAGTAACATTCTTCAGGTCAATATTTGCGGAGGCTACGGTGAAGTCTTTGAAGGACTGCTCCGATATCATTAATACATTTGCGCTCATCGGCTTGTTTTTTCTACTACTACATTGCGTCTCCACTCATGACGGCAGAACGGTGTTCTCAACCCTGTATTTGGGTTCGTATACCATCCACCGCAAAGCTGAAAAACGGAATAGCCTAGTTGGTTTGAGATGTTTTGGATTTCTTCACGGGTAAATAAAAGGCTGTCTCCATCCTTGTAAAGTTTCTCGCAAAGGGGACGGCTTCCACTAGCAGCTGCCGGGACATTTGGCCTTTCTTCATAGCTGTATAGCACCTTGAATGAAGTAACAGGCTGAAGCCTTTTGATAGCTGCTTCCCCTGTACGGGTTACGGATCTTGTGATCAATCCTTCACGGCTGATTTTTTCTACTAGTACCTGATCATCTATCAAGGTATTGATTCTTGAGATTACAGAAGCTTCATCTATTCCTACCGCCTTGGCGATTTGTGGAACGGTCACATTCTCATTTCTTTGGATCTGAGTAATGATTTTTTTCTGCACCTCATTCAAAAGGTATTCAGCGAATAGATCCTGCTTCACAAAGTCATCTATGCTGCTAAAAACTAGCCTGTCATTTTGGATGATTTTAAACTTGCTTTTGCTTACCCCTTTTCCTTCAAAGTAGCTAAGGATTTCATCGTCCTTTTCAGTATGGCTGCATGAAAGTTGAATAGTTTCTACAGTAGTAGGGGCAGGTGCTTCGCCTATGTTCTCAGGTGTTACGATTTCAGAACGTGAAGGCAATCCAATTAAGCTGCGGAGTTCGTTTACATCCATGCTCTCCACCACCTTGGTAGCAATCAAAGGGGATAGGCTGTTCAATGAGTTAATGATGTCCTGAGTTCCTGCTGATTCTTTCTTCTCGATAGGTGCAAGGCCTAGCTTCTCTCGGATTTCGTCCTGAGTCATGTTGGCTGAGATGATCGCCTCTGAGAATTCAAATGAGATAGGCTCTGTAGGTTTTAATTCAAGATCAGCGATGATGTCATTGAACTTGAATAGGTAGTTTACTACTTCCTCAAGTGCCCGCTGCTTTGCGTTTACATAGGTGTTCTGGAATAGCTGATAGGCTTCACGCATTTCAGATCTTCCCCCTAGTTGACCTTCGGTTTTAATTCCAAAAAGCATTGGGCTTGTGATCTTGTGACCGCTAAAAATTTCCGTTTGAACAGTTAAGTTTAAAAGGTCGAAATGCTTATCAAGTTCAGTCCCTGATAGATCAATTATAGAAGGCTCATTTTCTTTGCTATCGTTAAACGCTAGCATGAATTTACCTGCGTTCTTGCTTCCGCTAAATTTGTTCTGGAATTGTCGCTCAATTCTATCCTCTTCCTCTTGGCTTACCTTTCCCCCGTTAAGGTTGATCAGCTTGCTAGAGAACATTCCGTTGTTGATTGTGTTTAGGTGGTACTCACCAATCGAAATATCTAGTTCAATGTAGGAAATGGCACCCCGATAGTCAGGAAGGGAATAGGTATTTACCCCTGCACGATATTCTTTGAAGTAAAGTATCTGAGATCCTGTAGGATTGTTAGGGTCAAATGCCGGGTAGGTTTCGTAGTCTGGTCTAGGGTTAACGTTATCGTTCTTCAGCCAATTGTCAGATACATAGAATTCACTATTATCTGCGTTCGTTCTTACTTTGTAGTAGTCTACGTGATAAAGTTCTGCGATCTCGCCTGTGCCCTTAGTCCATATCACCTGTAGATAGTATCCCCCGAAGATAGTTAAGTCAGTCACAAGCTTATTAGTGACCTCATTTAGGCTTTCTTCCTTCGTGTTTACCTTGTCAATAATTCCAAAGGCTTTTGCCTTCTGCATTTCATCTTCAGCCTTGACAGTCCACCCGTTGCCGCAGATGTAGTCAACCT